TCACGCTCTGCTTTGATTCTGGCTTTCTCTGCTCGGACATCTTCCCACTCCTTCTCAAGTCGCGACTTAGCCTTCTCGTAACGGGTAGGCTTCTTTTCGGAAGCCGACTCCGACTTGTCTTCTGAAGGTTGCGTTGTTAAAGAACTTTTGGCTTCCTCGGATTTCTCCTTGGTCGCTGAAACCTCATCCGAGGCTTCTAGTTTTGTTTTTTCGGCTTTTTCAGCAGGCGCGGGTGTCTGCTCGTTATCTCCGCTTGAATTTACTTCTGTTTCTGCTTTAACTTCTGGCTCATCCTTCGGGACTGTTTCCAATCCCGCATCGGCTGCCGCCGCAAGTTTCAACATATCCAGTTCAGTAACTTCCATTGAATCTGCCATTTTGACCCTTTCTTTACACTTGTCGGTAGGGAGTCATTCTACCTAAAGGTTAGTCGGCTACTGGTTCATCCGATCCATCCCCATAGCCTGGAATGGCGGAGTTAAGTTTTTGGGATGCGAGCGATTCTAAGGTCGCAACACACCCACGAAATCCTTTAGCATACCCACAAGCGTCCGCAAGTGCCTCTGATTTCTTCATCACAGCAGAGCCGTTTTGACGCAGGGTTAGGTTAAGCAAAATCAAACTAAGGCGTTTGCCAGTTGGGGTTGACAAGAATCCTGTCCACGCCTTCTCATCCTCGTCCTCCCATTGTGGCTCGTTGACCCATTCTTGATCTCTGATGAACGCCAATGCTGCTTTTAGTTTTCTCACTCTGAAAAACCACCCTTTTTGGCTTTCATCATGCGCCAGATTTTTGGCTTAATTGTTGAGTTCTTTTTGCTCCGGCTTGTTCCAGCCTTACGGCGAGCGTTAATGTTTGCGTATAGACCTTTTTTCATAGTTTTATTGCCCAAGAATCACCTTGGAATAACGTATAGTCCTTTTGTTCTATTTCCTCAAGTAAAGCTTTTTTGACTGATTCCCAACTCCAATCGTGACCAGCCATAATCCCGCCTTCTTTAAGCTTCTTACGCCAGCCCTTTAGGTCTGCAAGTACGCCTTCGTACCTATGATCTCCGTCAATATAAACTAGGTCTAGCTCTCCATCCTTAAAGAATTGGAGCGCATCTAGGCTTTTGCCCCTGCTATATAAAACATTCTTAAATGGAGATACGCGTTCTTGGAACGCCTCAAAGACAAACTTCATCGGGCATTGCTGACTCGCCCTGTCGTTAATGTCGTAGCCGTTTAGCCAAGGATCTACAGCAAGAACATCCTTAAAATACTTTGCAATAACTACTGTTCCCTCGCCACTATAAGAACCAATCTCAACCGCCCTACCAGTTGCGCCATGTTCATTCGCCCACTCACACAACTTTGCCAAGCCTTCCGCTTGGAAGGCATCACGCATTACTGGTACTTTCATCAACCAAATCTGGCTGGTGGAGTATTTGATGTCGAGAAATTTTGTGCTGGTGATTTTATTTTTTGGGCAATTGAAGTTGGAATTGGAATGGACTGCCTAGTTCTAACTTGGGGCGCGGGTTGAGCCGCCTGCATTCCAGGTTGCAGATTGGCAAAGTTTGTCATTGCGCCCTGGTTCATGGTGTTGCTGTTCTGGATGCCCTGCTGGAGCATTCTATTGTAATCTTGCATTTGACTTAACGATGGATTTTGTTGCACACCCATTCTTTGCTCAAGAGCCTGCCTTCTGTCTGATGAAAGGTTCTGAATTTGCTCTGGTGAGAATTGACCGATCGGCATTAAGGTTTGACCATCTCTTTGAGCTTGATAATTAGATAGCAACTTAGAAACATCGTATGCTGGAGCAAGGTTAAAAAATTCTGGCGGAAGTGCCGTACCGCCTGTACTCATTGGAGGAATTTGATTGTATGCTGTTCCGCTAGTAACTCCAGTATTGCCAATTGGCATTAGATTTGGAGGGGTTGGATTTTGACTAATTGGTCCACCAAGTCCGCGTTCTCGCATTGCTATTGATGCCTCAAGATTCCTTCTTTCATCTGGAGAAAGCCTTTGTTTTTGTTCTTCGGTAATTCCAGTTCCGCCAATCGGCATTAAAGTATACTCTGGTCCTCTGGCATTACGCTCTGCAACTAATCTGGACAGGTTATTGAAATAATCTTGCTGTGCCATAGCTGCCCCAAAATTAGGATTACGCACTGCATCAAGCGGATTAATAACTGGACTTCTTAGGACTGGTGGTTTTGGTGCTGGTTTTCTTTTTGCCATATTAAATTACCTGTGGTTGGGGTTGCATTGCTTCTGGAGGCAATTGTTGCCCCTGCTGTTGCATCTGAGCCTTACCTGCATCACGAAGCTGTTTCTGGATAGCGCGGGATGTATTGGGGTCAACCTGTTCCAAGGCTGCCAAGTGCTGTTGTAAGTGTGCCATCAGAACTTGCATTGCACTCTGATCGACCTGCTGTTGCCGCTGTTGAGCCGCTTGGTTAAACGCGAAGAGAACGGATATATGCGCTTTGTGATCATCGCTAGGCTTGATTGCGACTGGGAATCCAGTTGCAAGCATAGTTGCGATTTCAGTCGCTTGATCTTCAGCTTGATCGCCAGAGGCTGCGTTTGGATCTTGGAAGAGTCTGCGGACCAGCGAGGGATCATCTTGTTCAAGAACTGACTTTACCAGTTCGCCTTGGTTGACGAAAGGATTATTTTGGAACATCTGCATTCGCGCAACCGACTTCTGCAACGCAAACTGGCGGTTGATGAAATCCAGTCCACCCTTCGGCTCAATTGAATACTCGTCGTGAATACCATCTGGAGGCATTGAGCCTGTCTCTTCTGCATAGCGATACATCAAGTCTTTCTTGTTGTACTGCGTGTAAAGCGACCAGCACTGCTTGAAGAGATGAGATAGCCCCATCCGGAACATGCGATTGCGAAGATCGCCGGAAGCGGCGGATTGCGACTGCAACGCTTGAATCTCGGTAGCAGTCTTTCTGTCGCCAACGTTGAATTGCGATCCAGAGCCAAAGTCTGGATTGCCCATGCGCTGTTCCGCCATTAGGCGTTCTTCAAGCATCAACTTCTGGAAGTCAAAGGGAGGCTGGCTGAATTGAACCGGCTTTAATCCTTGTGGAAGGATCTGGCCTGGTTGCATCTTTAGATTCGATGTATTTAGCGAGATCGGGTTCTGTGCTTCAAAAACGGGTCGGTTGGCAAGCTCCACATAATCAGAGAGGCTATTGCGTAATTTATTAAGCAGGTTCTCTGTCGGGAGTAGGATCTCTGCTACGCCTCTCGGGCTATACCAACCGCCCCCTGTGACCTCATAGGGGAAATCTACGAAAGGTGGTTCGCCATGACGATAGGGTAATGTGAAAGGTTTGCGAACATCTTCAGTTACGACAAGCGGGCTATACGTTTCGACTTTCCATCCCTCTTCAGAAGGTGTGTACATCTCCCAAAGAATGATACGATCATTCTCAGCTTCTTGAGTAATTCCCTCGCGTCTATAAATCTCGTCTTGAATCTCACTTCGTAAGCCCACCGATTTGGAGGGTTTACCCGAAATTGTTTTGATAAAGTCCTCATCCTGCTTGTACAAGGGATTTGCCTTATAGGAATCGACACTCGTTGAGATGATGTGAACGATGAAATCTGCATCTTTGAACTCCTTGGTATAGGAAGGAACGATAATATGGAAAGGATCAATAGCCTCGAAGTCAATCCGCTTTTTCTCATCGTTCCATACAATCTTGGCAACGCCTCGTCCGTAGAGGAGGATGTGGTCAATTACGGAAACAATCTCTTTCTGGAAGTTGGTACGCTCGCGCATATTGTAATCAAACCAACGCTCGGCTGATACAGTCAGCGGGGTTAACTGCTGGCGCATCGGAACGAAGCTGGAAAGGATGTCATTGCCAATTGCGCTATTGACGAAGGAAGGCTTTAGCTTCTCAATCGCTGTGTCGATTAGCTGAACGTGCAGGTCGGCGGCGGTAGGCCAAGGCTTGACCTTACGGCGTACCCCAAAGTAGCGGGCTTGATAGAACAACCGCTGGCGGTTCTCCCAAGTCTCTCGCTGGTTAAGTGCATCAATGATCCTTGTGTAATAATCTGTACGGCGAGTATCTTTAGCGTTCATTTGTTGCGCTCCACTTTAAGTTCGTAAGAAAGATCGTTGACTGCGTTTAATGCCTTCCTAGCCCATTCGCGCGTTCCAGGTGTACCCCTGCGAATCTCGTTATAGTTTTGGTCTTTCATTAGTTCCTCAACTATCCCTGTCGTGTGGGTTACCGGTGTCGTTGTTGCGCACCCACCAAGACTCACCGCGCAGATCACGCTCAATAGCTTCGCGATTCTTGCGCCACTCGCCGTCAGCGTTCTGAGTCCGCTTTTGCTTCCACCCAGGAATGATGCGAAACACTGCGGCGATGATCTCAAGGATTGCACGCAGCACAATAAATTATTTAATATTCAGCCCGACTGTCTTGAGGAAGTTTACGATCTTTTCCAAGAACGAATCGTCCGCTGGGGTCGGTGTGAGTTTAACAATGATGCGAGCAGCAAGAACAATGCCACCAACAGCGGCTACGATCTCTTGCCAATTTGAAGTAATCCAATTCCAGATGTTCATAGTGTTTATCCTCCTGCGTCAAATCCAGACATGACAGGGTCGTGTGCCACCATCATTTCTTGAAGTGACTTCCAAGTTGGACGTTCTATTTGGAAAGTCAAGTCCAAGCCGACATTAGCACCACTTACGCACAATGCCAACGCATCAGCCCTGTCGGGTGAGGCTATGCCTCTGGCACGCATTGAGTCCTTTGACTCCACGCCAAGTTTGCCCTTGCTGTTTGTAATGGTGCGCCTACAGGTCAGTTGGGCGGTCAAGTCCTCATCCTCTGGCAGTATGATCTCGGCATCCTCAATCTTCTTTGCCATCCCATACCACATCTCAGCCGACCTATTGGTATAGGCATTAGTGTCGTATGCCGTAGCCCCAAAGTTCACCCTATTGACTACCCAGCCAGACTCAGCCAAGGCATCGCACATAACCATACCCATCCCGCTTGCGTCAGCGTAGATGTTATTAGGCTCTAAACCGGCCTTCTTAAACTCGACTATAAACCTGCCAACGGCTGCCATCGTGTCCTTTTCGCGCCAAGCAATCATGGGCAGTATCTTGTTCCCATCGCTTATACAGATCACGTTCTGATCCCCTCCGGCCGCGAAGTCTACGCCTGCGATCCGTACCCCAGGTTTGAAGCGAGGTGGAGCGTTATAGCAGTTTTGTAGTTGCGACAAATTGATAACAAGGCTTTCAGCCCCTATGTCAACAAACTCGCCGTAGATCATGGAGCGGGTTAGGGGGTGCTTCTCTCCATAACGCTGGGTTATCTCATCAATCTGCTCCTTGGTTATGTGGGGGCAGTCAAACGCTGTTACCGCGTGCCTCTTCCACATGTTGGCCTCCTTGGTGAAGGCTCTATAGAACGCTCCGCTAGTACCGCCTGGGCTGGATGCAATAAGTAGGCGGGTTGGTTGACATCGGCTGATGGCCTCAAAGAGCGGGTCTGATACTGTCTTGGCTTCGTCAACAACCATAAGCAGGGGTGCGGTTAAATGGTTCTCGGCGTGCCATCCCTCCGCCCTGCCTGGGTCTGTGGCTGAATACCCTATGATCCGGCTGGTATTGCCATTGGGGTGGAGGTAGCGAATCTCGCCGGATGTAACCTCCCATCCAGAGCCTATCCGCGCTACAAGTGATCTTAGGTTAGGCCAAAGCTGGCTTTCTACTTGTCTGAATACGCCCGCTGTTGTGACGGCTATAGATCGCTGAAACGTAAAACAATGCCATAACAAAGCTGAAGCTATTACAGTTGAAGTCTTTCCAGATCCGTTTGCTGCTCTAATGGCTACTCTAGCCTGTTGTGGCTCTAAATCCTTCAATACTTTGCGTTGCCAATCGTAAAGCTTTAGACCTAGAACATGTTGCGCAAACCCAACCGGTCTTGAGATTTCTGCAATAATCTCTTCCGGAGTCTTTTGTTTGCTTTTAGGGGGTTTCGCCATATAGACCTCTTTTTATTTTGTGGCGCAAACACTTAGGGGGTATTAACGTTGTTATCAGCGGGATGGGGGCTGGCAGGATGGGTGTCGTGTCCCCTAGTTAACCTCTTGCGTCTCATGGGTTTATGTCTTTTTCTGCTAACTTTTTCAACGTCTAAAACTTTTGCGGGGTCATTTGTCGCACAATGATTATTGTAATCACTAGAGTTAATGTCTTTAACCTCAACTACTTCCGCCTCAATTTGTCTAACTTCTTTGCGGTCACCTATTTGCGCATTCTTTGAATTATAACCGGCGAGAAGTTGAGCCAACGCGGGCGATAATCCATGTTGAATATCTTGTTTAACCTCAACCCTATTAGGTGCTTGCACATATCCGAACGATCTTTCTAACATCCATGCTTTAGCCTGCCATGATTTTTCGCCGGCATTGTTAATTGATTCTAAAAGGTTCACTTCGAGTTCGCGCCGAGCCTTTTTTATGGCAGACGCGAAGGAAGCATGTCTTTGTGTCCAACACCGGAGAGTGTTTGGACTAATACCCATAATCTCTCCGGCCTTCTCCCACGTCAAACCTTTGCGAATATACTCGCAAACCTTTTCGGTCACTTCCTTTGTAAGTTTTGGAACAACGTCCGGATGCGGCCTCACCGGTGGCTCAATTAAACTTTTTGAGTCGTTTTCTTTGCAATCCACTGTTTCTGGATATGGATTGTTAAGTTCAATGCCTTTTACGCCGTCTTTTATATCTTCTCCGGTTGTCATGTTTTCAGCGAATATAAGTTTTTCTGGCGAAATGGCTCCTAAAAATCGTTCGAGAATGCCCCTAAAAATCGTTTTCGTGAGTCGGTTTGATGTCCCATACCCCCCAAAAATAGCACACCGGAGGCTTAAAAAAAGCTTTACGCATTCAGCTAAAACAGGCAATCTTAACCCATGAAACACACACAATCGGGAGCGGAAACTATCCCCGCCAAAGTGGATAGAGAGAGACTGATGAATGAGTTCTATAGAGGGATATTAGTCAAGAGTCGCCAAGCTTACGCATGGCAACCGAAAGCCGTTGCGGTTAGGAGTCGAATTGCAACGGAAGACATGACGTATGAGGAGCGTCAAGAGATTAGAAACGGACGTAACGCGATCCGGCTTGCTAGGGGATATAACAGAGTCGAAGATAAGCGTCCGGAAGAGGTAAAAGATAAGTACATGAAAGCATTTAGCGGAAACCTCGTTTCCGTAGAGTTAGAATGCGTATTCCACAAGGATTATTCCGTTCCAACGGAAAAGGATCTCGGAATGCTGACAGAGGTTGTGGGAGATGGATCTGTAAGATATGAAGATCACTCCGGAGAAGATGGCTCCGGTGCTGAAGTGAAAGTGACAATGCGTAGCGAGAATCCGGTACGCTTGAAAGGTATTGTGGATAAGATTACCGCGATGGGAGGTGAAGTGAATACTACATGCGGAATGCACGTCCACCTCGACCAGCGCGGAGTCTCCAAAGTGACGGCGACAAAGAGAGCCAAACGGCTTGTTAAGTCTCTTCCGGCTCTTATGAAGCTAGTCGCCCCTTCACGTTTGGAGAATCGTTTCTGTCAAATGAACAGAGCCATCCTTAAACATGGAACATATCGGTTTAACTCGGATCGATATACTATGATTAACTACTTGTCCGCATATCGGAAACATAAAACGATAGAAGTTCGGCTCCATGGCGGAACGCTTGACTTTTGGAAGGTCTTGGGATGGATCAAGCTTTGTCAATTCATCCAAAACTCTTCCGAGATTGATGCCGTAGCGAAAAAGCGTGATGGCAATTCCTTGGCAATAGGAGTCGAGGATCTTATCCGCATGGAGAGTCTTCCGGAGTCGATCCGGCTTTATGTGTGGAGACGTTTCCGGCAGTTTCACGTCCACCATGCACATTCGCTCCGGACTAAACTCATAGAAGAAAATAAAATCCATCTTACCGATGGAATGGCAATTAGCTGAAGGAAAGGAAAATACAATATGTGCAAACTATTAGGATTCTCAGTATCGGAAAAAGTTAGCGAAGGAAAACTCTCGGAGATTATCCAAACCGCTCGCGATCTTCTCAAAGATCAAAAAGACGGCTTTGGGTATGCTCTATCCGGTGGGGATATTAAGGGGATAACATCCCTACGGCTTACAACCGGTTCCCTCCTCGGATACAATTATCCTGAAGTTGGGGAATGGGAAAGCTTGGCGGATCAACCCTATGAGGCAAAAGGGAAGCTTTCTCCATGCACCGGAGGGATCTTCCATGGCAGAATCTCCACCAATTCGCTAGGAGTTGAGAACACTCACCCTTTTGTGAATGATGATCTTGCCTTGGCTCATAATGGGATAGTGGATTACTCCGGAAAGAAGAGAGCCAAAAAAGGAGTGTGTGATAGTGAAGACTTGTTTAACACATTCACGATAGGCAAGGGATGGCGCGAGTTGTCGAAACACTACTCCGGATATGCGGGGATTCTTATCCTACGCTCCGGAGGAGCCTTGACGATTTATCGTGACAGCACCCCCAACCTTCACATTTGCCTAGTCTCCGGAGGAATTGTAGTGGGAACGACACTCCATGACGTGACAAAGCTTGCGAGCCTTTTCGATAAGGTTCCGAACGCGCCATGGATGCTCAAACCAGACTTTGCGACAACAATCCAAGATGGGAAGATCATAGGAAAAGAATCGGTCAAACCTATGCCCTCTCGCTCCTTTGGCGCGAAAGACTCTAAAAGTTTGGGGTCTTCCGGATATTTGGGATATTCCGGATATTCCGGATACGGGAGCCTGTCGAAGACTCAGGAAAAAGAATTGTTTCCGGATTATGACGTTTCGCCGTCCGCAGACGTAAATTCGGAAGCTTGGGAAGATGGATACCAATCCGGATATGATGACGGACTGAAGGGATACACACACACTATCCTTTCAGCGGATAGGAATTACAAAGCCGGATACAATGATGGATACAAAGACGGCGAGTTAGAGAAAAACGCTCCGAGCGTAGCATCCGGTGAGGTATGTCTATGAGTAAATACTACGTCATCGATGATCGCCTAATCGTGATCTGCTCCGGCTTTATGTCGCGAGCGGAGGCGAATAGGTGGATCATAAAAAACGGCGGAGAATGGAAGCCTTGGTATATTGTAAAGGAGGAGAAAACATGAATGTGCCTGTAGTGTTTCTGCATGGTTTGATAATGGGTGCGGGTTTACTCGCGTTCGTTTGGATGTTTTGGGATAACAAAAAATAACGTCCAACCTTGTCTTTCCCTTTAGCATGGGGGAAGCAAAGGTTTGACCCGATAGGGTTTGCCTAAAAGAAATAGAAAAGAAAAGGAGACACACAATATGAGCGCATTGTATGGAACAATTAAGGGAGCCAAAGGAATGGCCACAAGGTGCGGACATCGCACTTTGGAGACTCATTCCGCGTGTTGGAATGGAGCCGTTAGAGTTGAACTGCAACATGACAACGCCACCGGATCGACAACCTATCTTGTCGAATTGGTTCCTTGGCATGGAACCGGAGAGCATAGGTTCCTAGCGGAAGGAAGGATGGGAGGGGAAAGGAAATGAGCGAAAAATTATTCAGAGTATCCGCTAGGACTCTTGTCTCGTACACTGCGGTAGTAAAAGCCGTAAGTGAGGAAGAGGCTCGGATAAAGGCTCAGACCCTACCTTGGAAGGAATGGGAGGAGGATTACAATGATTCCGATTGGGACATCGGAAGTGCTAGAGAGATAGTGATGGGAGGTGAGAATATATGACATCAAAACATACATACTATTTTACCGATGAAGGAAGTTTCGGTAGAATTGATGCAAAACATATAATTGATACGAAAAACTTTACTGATACGG